AATTTAAATCATCATTGGTCAATTGCTCTTTAATCATAAATAATATTGGATATTTCGATAATACTCCCAATTCAGCATCTCGCTTCAAAACTGATTCGGCATCATCCCAACCTCTAGGTACTGTTGACTTTCCTATTATCAAGTTTGAAATTCGTTGCTTTCCGTCATCAATCTCATTACCAATATCCTTCGCGTAAGACGAGTATTGCATAATATTTTTAACTGATGATCCCACAACTTGTAACATCTTTAATTCTATTTCAGTCGCACAATTACCTAAATAATCGGTTGTTGCATAATCCGGTTTTCCACTCAAAACCTCATAATTTTTTTCGTTTAATTTTCTTTCATCTAAACGATACATCCTCATACTTCCATTGCATTTGTATACAGGACCACTTCCTAGACTAGCTGCGCCAGATAGCAAATTACGCACTTTCTTCATTGCATAACCTGTCGCTTTACATACACTCCTAGTCAAAATGTTGACATACTTTTCTGAAATTGATCTGTTTATCATTGATCTGCAACTAGTAATTGCCGTCGTCAATTTCTCTCTCGATCCCATTTCACTGGCATTTGTCCAATTGCCATTTACATAACTACTTATTGAGCGAATCAAATAACCTATACCATGACTTTGCGTAATGGACATTCTTAAATATTCTGCATGACTCAAACCCATGCTCTGCTTATGTGGATTCATAACTATGTCACTAGATTGCATCAATTTAACTAATTTGATAGCTTGACTAGGACCATTGCACGCTGCGATGACATCATCACCAGTATGTAAACTTTTATATTTATACCACAAAACTGGGTCTAGACTACGTATGTAAGCAGCATTCAAAACTGAATTAAAAAATGATGTTCCTCGGTGTCCTGTCATCAACGTTGCAGTTACTATACCAATGAGATTATCAGAATCATATATAAAAGTCTTTGACCAACTCTCAATTAAACGTTTACTCCATTCTTCATCATACCCAATCAAATCACATAGTTCTTCTGTAACTATTTGGAGTGCCTTGATTGTATGTTGCATGTCCATATAATCATAATCTGCCATAACATAATAACTACCCAAACCTATCTGTCTGACTCTTTCACACATCCCTGCATTACCACCACGACCAGGATCTAAAATCACTCTTCGCCCACGCCAAGCTCTTTCTACAGGTGATAGCACATGATCAAAACATGAGTATGACACAGTATCACACGACAACAACATTCTCCGTTTGTCTGTTTCTAATTTTTCGGCCATACTCACATATACCTTACCATTCCAATTATCAAGTGGATTTTTGGTCCATGATTCCATTGCAATTTTTCTATGAATTCGACCTTTAACTTCAACCTTCCATTGTTTCTCCATCCTCTCTAAAACTCTACTATGCCCACCGTTTGCGGCCCATAACCATCTCTTATTCCAAAAAGTATCTGCGTCATCAATTCTGAGTTTTTCAAAATCAATTTCATCTTT